CCCTGCCACTCTGCGCGGATACAAGACCTACCGCAAGACTCGGTTTGCGTCGATCATGGATAAACGCCCGCAGCAGATCAAGGACTGGCAGGCCATCGTCGACGAAGAGGCGCAGCTCGTCAGCGCCAAAACTCTGAAAAATTCCTGGGGGCTGGTGACGGCGTCGCTTCGGCGGGCAAAACTCGTCGTGCCGGAAGATATCGTACTCCCGCAGATCATCAAGAAACCGATCCCGTTTTTGCGCTATAACGAAATCTTGCCGCTGCTCAAGACGATCCGCGACCGGCCGGAGGAACTTGCAATCCTTCTTGGGTTACACTCATTGCGGCCGTCCGAGATCTTTGCGGTACGTCCGCAGGACATCGATCTGCAAACCAAAATGATTCACGTATCCGGCGCTGTCGTGCGCGGCCCGGACGGCTGGGTTCACAAAGCCGAAAATAAAACCGAGAGCAGCCAGCGAAATATACCGATCATGGTTGATCGTCTCGCCGAACTGGCCAAAGGCCTGACCGGCGAGACAGCGGTAAAAGTCAAATACTCCTACTTTTTGGAGCATTTGCACATGGACTGCGTGGCGGCTGGTGTGACGGACATATCGCTCTACGGCCTGCGCCACTCCTTCGCATCGCTCTGCCACCACGCGCGTATCAGTGAGTTGCAATGTATGCAGTGGGGCGGTTGGTCGGATCAGCAAACGATGCACAAGATCTATACGCACATCGCCGAAGCGGACGAAACCGATGATTTGAAAAAAATGCGCAGCCTGTTTTGCGAGGAAGAAGCCGCGCAGGAGGATTCGGCCCATTAGCATACGCATTAGCGAAAAGGTTTATAGAATTTGATAAGGTCTTATTTTTCACTATAAAATGTTCTCAAACTGATCTTGACATTATCTGATAAAATCTCAGGAAAGTACTGAGAAACAAAGAAAAACCCGTAGTTTACACAACTACGGGTTTTTCTTTGTTTGGTGCGCGAGGCGGGACTTGAACGCGCCACCGTCTACGCAAACATGCTGATAAATCATCATGTTTATCTTTTGTTAGCAGTATCGTTAGCGTTTGTGTCAGGATCGGACACCGCCGCGCGCGATATGCTCATAATACTCCATGAGCTTGCGCTCCGGGCCGGGGCCGTCTTTGTCGAGCAAAAACGCTTTGGCGAGGGCTGCGTAGAATTCCGGGCGGTTGAGTCCGAATTCTACCGCGACAGGGTAGTAGTCCGAGTACATCATGTTCATGGTCACGCCCCACGCCCAGTGTGGGACCACAGGTGCCTGAATGCCCATGCTCTCGGCCACGGCCGTTGTCTGTTCCATCGTCCAGTGCGGGCCTGCCGTGCCGTCGGCGTTTTGCATGTTTGCTGCCCACTGCATCGCCGTTTCGCGATCAAACGTGGCCGTCTCCGGCTCGTCGTGGTCCTCGAGCTTATCCAGCCGGCACAGCAGATCTGTGACTGCTGCGGCCTGCTCGACCGTACGCATGGACACCGGGCACTCCGCGATCTCCCGCAGCGCGGCGTGGAGTTTGTCTTTATACGCCTGCATGATATCACCTCATGCGAGCTTGAGCAGCCCCGTGCAAAGCTCGATCACGGAGCCTGCGGCCGTGCTGTCGGTCGTCGCCACGAGCGTGAATGTATGATTGACGCAGCAGCAGCACCCGGACAGCTCCAGATCCGTCTCCGTGTGGATCTCCGCATTGCCGGATGCCGGCAGCGTGACGCGCTTGAGCGTGCAGGGCAGCGCGACGCCGTCCATGTACCACTGCAGGGTCAGGACGCCCGCGGCCGTCGCCGCGATGACCGCATCTGCGGCCAGATGATACAGGCCGATCTTGACCGTGTCGTAGCTCTGCGGCTCGACCTGGATGGACGAACCGGAATTGACGACCTTTGCCCCGGCCAGCGTCAGCACGTTTGCGCTGTCAGCCGCGAGCAGCTGGGGCGAGTTATTAAAATATCGGACGCAGGATTTCTGATACGCCCGGTTTCCATTTCCGCTATTACAAGCCATTTTCATTACTCCTTCCGTTTGGGCTTATGTGAAGGGGCATTATGCCCCGGATAGCTATATCAGGATGGGTCCGCGTCAGCCGCCGCAGCCGCACGGATTGCAGGGCGGGTTCTGGTAGTACCTGCCCAGCTGGCCGAGGATGTACTGCGACTGCATATAGTCGTTGTTCGCGGCGCGGCTCTGTGCGAGTTCGTCGCGCAGGCGCTGGTTCTCCTGCTGCTGCAGGAGCGTTCTGGTCGCCTCGCCCTCGGCGTGGATGGCCGTCTTGATCTCGCACGCGTTGATGCTGGAGTTGTAGTTGACGCCGTCGATCGCGCGGAGAATGTCGCAGCAGCACTTCTGCTGCACAGAGATGCCGCTCTCCGTGACGGACTGCAAATCGCGCAGCTCGCCGAGGATGTTGTAGGCGTTGTCCTTGACGGCGCTTGTGACGTCGTACGCGCCCTGACGCGTTGCGGCCACGCCCTCGTTGTTCTGGCGCTCCAGAGCCGCAAAGTCCGTTGCACGCTGTACGTCGGCCTGCGTCGCCGGGGCACTCTCGCCGCTGCCGCCGAAGCCTCTGCCCGCGAAGAGCAGGAAGAACAGCGCGATCAGGATGACAATGCCCCATCCGCCGAAGCCATAATCCTTATCCATGGTTTTCCCTCCTTTCTGGGTGGAATGAAATTTGATAGGCGCTTTCGCGCGGTATCACTTGCCGATCTGGCCGACGAGCTCGCCGACCGTCTTGTTTTTGTTTGCCTCGAACCACGCCTCAAAGCCTGGCTGCGAGGCCAGGAAGCTAAGCACCATCTGCGGGCTCTGCCCCTGCAGCGTCGTCTTCGCTGTCTGCAGCAGACCGTTCAGCAGCTTGTTTCCCCCGCCGTTTCCGCCCATCAGGGCCATAATCGGATTTTGCATTGAGTTTTCCCTCCATTTCCTCAATTTTTCCGGCCATGCTCTGCAGGCCGTCTGTGATCTGCCTCAGCTGCTCCTGCAGCTGGTTCGCCGCCTTTTCCTCTTCCGTCGGCTCCGGGAAGATCCGGAACCGTGCAATGGTCTTTGCTGCCATGCTGTCGGTGCGGATGTAGTACAGCAGATTCTCTGTCTCATGCAGCGCAAGCGCGTTGTCGTTCGGCTGCATCTGCAGATTGTTGATGCTGGCTTCGCTGGCCACGGTCAGAACGCCGAGCTTCGGCGGCTGCTGCGGCATTTGCGGCATCTGCGGCCGCGGCATGGGCTGCATCTGGATCTGCTGTGCGGGATCCATTTCCCAACGGCCCGTATACGGGTTGTATGCCATGCGGTATCGCCCCTTTCTGATACCATTTTAGTAGCTCCCCGGTTTCGCCGGGGGACATCTGTGGGACACTTCCGGGGCGTTTGTGTACCATTTGCGGGACATAGAAAAAGCACCCCGTGGGACGAATCCCACGGGGTGCTTTGCGTTATGCTCCTGTCAGACGGCGAGCGGTTTTGTAGATGTGCGGCAGGCGGCGTGAGATGGTTTTGCGGTCGATGCCGATCTCACCGGCGGCGTCCATCTGCGGGAGCCTGCCCACGATATAAAGTCTTACGATCTGCTGATCGATCACGTCCAAAAGTCCCTCGTCAGTGACGCGCTCCCAGTCGCTGCGCGTGAGGTGCTGAAGCTCCTTCGGCAGAGCCAGCCGCGCAGTTATTTGCTGTCACTCCCTTCGGCCCGCCGCCGGGCAGAACTTACTTTTCCTTGTGCTTCAGCACAGCGATATTGCCCTTGCTGCTCACTTCGAGATCCAGCGCAGCGGCCAGATCGCGCACTTTGATGTAGTTCGTGCCGTCTTTCAGGATGCGCTCAACGGCGACTTCTTTACCGTCCACGATGATCTTGCTCTTTTCGACCACTTCTTTTTCCCCCTCTCCGTTCTTTCCATCTTCGAGTGCCATGACCGTATGGCCCTCGCTTACCAGCACGTCCCCGCGCAGGAGATTGGCGTCCGTCGTCAGATACTTGCTGCCGGTCAGCAGCACAAAATCTCCCGTTGCTGGCCAATCGTGCAGCATGCAGTATGTCGTGCAGCTGTTGCCCTGCCGACGGTAGAGCGCTTCAACCGACGCGCAGCCTGCAGCCACGGCGCAGAGCGTCA